CTTCTTGGCCCAACTCTAAGGAGCCCCCTCAATGTCCATTCTGGGAACGGCGCTGCCAGCCGCCAACACGCTGGCGACCCTCTATGAAGTGCCCACCGGCCGCCGTGCGGTGGTCAATGTCGCCGCCTGCAACAAGGGCACGGTTGCGGCCAAGGTGCGCGTGGCGCTGACCGCGTCAGCCACCCCGGCTGAGAGCGAGTTCATCGAATTTGATGTGAGCCTGGCGGCGACCGAGGTGCTGGAGCGCACCGCGCTGTCTCTGGCCACCGGTCAGAAGATCGTGGTGCAGGCCAGCGCCGCCAGCGTGACCTTCAACGCCTGGGGCATCGAGGAGGTGGCGTAATGGGACGATTTCTGCGCAGCGTCAGCACCGATACGGTCGATCCACGCCAATACAAGAACTACCAGGAATACACCTCGGCAGGCAGTTACTCGTTCACGGTACCGGCCGGCGTCTCGCGCATTCGCGCCATCGTGGTCGGTGCAGGCGGCGGTGGTGCCTGCTCCAAGACCACTTACTACGGCGGTAACGGTGGGGGCGGTGGCGGTTTTGCGATGGGCGAGTACGACGTCATCCCAGGTCAAGTGTTGGCTATCACCGTGGGGGCCAGCGGCAGCGGATCGAGCAGCAATAACACCAAGGCCGGCAATGGCGGCACTTCCAGTGTTGGCAGCCTGTTGTCGGCCACCGGTGGTCAGGGCGCCGATGGCCACGGCAACAGCTACAGCAGCGGTGGTGCCGGTGGAACAGGCACGGGCGGCACGCTGTTTAACCGCACTGGCGGTACCGGTGGTCGTGGCTGCTACGGCTCCTGGGGCTCCGGCTCGGAGAACCACGGTGGCGGCGGCGGGGGTGCCGCTGGGTCCTGGCTCGGCAACGGCGGGAACGGTGGCAGCGTGGGCTTCCAATCCCACTACACCGCCGCTGGTGCCGGGGGCGGTGGCATTGGCGGCCCAGGTGGAAACACCACCCAGTGGTCTCAGCAATCAACCTCGAACCACATCGCCATTTCCGGTGCCGGGGGTGGATCGGGCGGCGCAGGCGGTCACGGCACCGATTCCGGTCAGATCTCGATCAGCTCCAGCAATCCGATGGGTTACGGCAATGGCGGCCCGGCCATCGACGGCAGCCTCGCCATCCCACTGTGGGGGACGCACTACTCGACGGCCGGCATCGATCTGGCCGACTTCTCCAGTGCGGCCAGTGTGGTGCCCAAGTTCTACACCGCTGTGACCGGCTCGGAGGGACTGCTCACGGTGAAAGCCTATTCCTTCGCCACGCCACGTCTATTGAACTGCAACGGCGGAGGGGCGGCCGGTGTTTGGGGCCAATCGGCCGCGTTGATGGGTGGCAACGGCGGTCCCGGTGGCGGTGGCTCGGGCGGCTATTGCTACACATCCAACAGCAGCTCCCACGGCGGCGCGGGTGGTTTTCTGGGGGGCGGTGGTGGAGGTGGTGGCTACAACGCCAACGGCGGCAACGGAGGGCACGGCGGTGGAGGCGGCGGTAACGGCAACTACTACGGCGGCACTGGCGGCAACGGTGGCAATGGCGGTCCCGGCTACGTGGCCATTGAATGGTGATGAAGGAGGAAAAAACGATGCCCAACTGGATTCGACTCGATAACGACCAGGTGGTCGAGACCACCGACACCGACCCCAAGGGCCGGTTTCATCCGGACCTCAAATGGACCAAGGCGGCTGTCGGTGTGCAAGCGGGGATGGTCAAGCAGGCCGATGGCAGTTTTGCGTTTTCTGAACCGGCGCCGGAGAACGCCATTGCGGCCACGCTGACCCCGGCGACACCGCTGACCAAGCTCGCCTTCATGAACCGCTTCACGATGGAGGAGCTGGCGGCCATCTATACCGCCGCCAAGACCGAGGTCATGGTTGAGGTGTTCCTCGACAAACTCAAACTGGCCGAACACGTCGATGTCACGGACCCACAGACCGTTGCAGGTCTGCAGGCGCTCGCCGCCAGCGGGCTTCTGACGGAGGCCCGGGTGCAGGAGGTGCTGCGGTGATGGCTGCTATCCAACACCGTCTGTCGATGCTGGCCATTTGGCTGCTCTGCCAGATCGCGGCGGTGATTGCGTCAATCTGGATGCTGTTGGCCATCATCACCGGCTCTCGCCGGGCCTGGACTATTGCCGTCGCTCACGACCAGCTGGCCAATGCCGCTTTCGGCGGGCACGAGGACGAGACGCTCAGTAGCCGCGCCGGCAAGGCCGCGCGTGAAGGCAAGCGCTGGGCCTGTGTCTTCTGTCGGCTGCTGCATCGGCTCGATCCGAACCACTGCGAGAAGGCTATCGAGCCGGATCGCGGCACGCCGCTGATCTGACCCACTGACTGGCCGATCACCCCATCCCCCCGGTTTATTCCGCCAATTGGCGGATTTTTTATTTCTGGAGCCCACTCATGGCAGATCACTTTCTTCACGGGGTCGAGGTCGTTGAAATCGACAACGGCCCGCGTCCCATTCGCACCGTCCGATCCTCGGTGATCGGTCTCCTCGGTACCGCACCGCAGGCTGATGAGCACAGCTTTCCCTTGAACACCCCGGTGCTGATTGCCGGCTCTCGCCTGGAGGCGGCCAAGCTCGGCACCACGGGTACCTTGCCCATGGCCATCGATGGCATCTTCGATCAGGCCGGTGCACTGGTGGTCGTGATCCGGGTGGCCGAAGGGGCGACGGAGGCCGAGACCCAGACGAATGTGCTCGGTGGCGTCGATGACGCCGGTCAGTACCTCGGCCTGCAGGCGCTGCTGGCGGCCCAGTCGGTCGCCAAGGTCACGCCGCGCATCCTGATCGCCCCGGGTTTTACCCACCAGCGTCCCATCGACCCGGATGATGACACCCGTCAGTTGGCAAACCCCGTTGTGGCCGAACTGCTCGGCATTGCCGAGCGCCTGCGTGCGGTGATCATCGCTGACGGCCCCAACACCACCGATGCTGCCGCCATCGATTATCGCGAGGACTGGGGCTCGCCGCGCATCTATGTGGTCGATCCGCACGTCAAGGTGATGAAGAGCGGCGTAGTCGTGACCGAGCCTGTGTCGGCGCGTGTGGCTGGTCTGATTGCCAAGATCGACAACGACCGGGGCTTCTGGTGGTCGCCGTCGAACAACGTCATCAACGGCATCGTCGGTAGTCACCGCCCGGTGGACTTTGCGCTGGGTGACCCCAATGCTCGGGCCAACCTGCTCAACGAGAACGAGGTGGCCACCATCATCCAGGAGGATGGCTACCGCCTGTGGGGCAACCGTACCTGTTCCTCGGACCCCAAGTGGGCCTTCCTTTCGGTGCGGCGCACCGCCGACATGATCAACGAGTCGCTGCTCAGAGCACACCTCTGGGCGGTGGATCGCAACATCACCAAGACCTATGTCGAGGAAGTCACCGAAGGCGTCAACGCCTACCTGCGCCAACTCAAAGCACAGGGCGCGATCCTCGGCGGCAAGTGCTGGGCCGACCCGGACCTCAATTCGCCCCAGTCTATCCAGGACGGAAAGATCTACTTCAACTTCGACTTCACCCCGCCGTACCCGGCCGAGCACATCATCTTCCGCTCGCACCTGGTCGATGACTATCTTGAGGAGATTCTGTAATGGCCATCGAACTGCCACGTGTGCTGAAAAACATGAACCTCTTTGTCGACGGTCGCGGCTACGCCGGACGCATCGACGAGATCCAACTGCCCAAACTCACCCTCAAGACCGAGGAGCACCGCGCCGGCGGCATGGACCTGCCGGTCGAGATCGACCTCGGCATGGAAAAGCTCGAAGCCGAGCTGACCATCGCCGACCACGACCCGGAGGTCTTCAAGCTCTTCGGCTTGCTGGATAACGCCGCGACGCAAATCACCATCCGGGGCGCCATTCAGGCCCAAGGCTCGGAAGCCAAACCCGTCATCGTCAATCTGCGCGGTGGCTGGAAAGAGCTCGACGCCGGCACCTGGAAGCCTGGCGACAAAAGCACCCTCAAGGTCTCGGTGGCCGCCAGCTACTACAAGCTGACCATCGATGACGAAGAGCTGATCGAGATCGATGCCATCAACCTGGTGCGCAAGGTCGGCGGTACCGATCAGATGGAGGCGGTGCGGGCGGCGATTGGTTTGTGATGAATGCCGTGATGAACAACAAGGAGCCCACCCATGAACACCGCTGAACGCATCAAACTGAATTTTCCCATCGAGCACGACGGCGTGCCGATTGCCGACATCGCCCTGCGCCGTCCCACGGTCGGTGACCACCTGGCCGCGCAGAAGTCCGCCGGGACGGATGCCGAGCGCGAGATCCGGCTGATCGCCAACCTGGCGGAGTTGCCGCCAGCGGCCATCCACCAGCTGGACATGAAGGACTACGCCCAACTGCAGAAGGTGCTGGGCGGTTTTTTGCAGTGAACCCGGGTGAGCTGCCCGCCCTCGTGGTGGAGCTCGCCCTCTACACCCATTGGCCTCGATCCGAGTTGCTCGCCCTGGAGGTGAGTGAGTTGGTCGAGGCCTTGTCATTGGCGCGGCGCTTGTCTGCCACGCCGTCTTCCTGAGGTTTCCCAATGGCCACAGCGCATCCCGTTCAGATTAGCATCGGTGCCACGCTGGCGGCATCCCTTGGCTCAGCGGTGCGCGGTGCCCAGGCGCAGTTGAACCAGTTGGGTTCCACCATGGCCGAACTGGGCAACAAGCAGTCCGGCATCAAGCAGCTGGAGAGCCTGCGTGCCCAGGCCAAGGATGCGGCACTGGCCATGCGCGCCGCGCAGCAGAAGGTTTCCGGGCTGGAAGCGAACATTGCCGGCCAGGATGGCGGCGCCACGGCCAAGCAGACCCGTGAACTGGAACGTGCTCGTGCCGCTGCCACCCGTGCTGAAGAGGCCTACCGTCGCCAGCGCTCGGCCGTCGATGAACTGAGCACCTCTTTGACCCGGGCTGGGGTGAACACCCGCGCCATGGGCAGTGAGTCTGCGCGCCTCGGCAGTCAGCTGGAGACCCTGCGCACCCGCACCGAAGCCCTGACGCGCGCCCAACAGGCACAGGCCAGGAATCTGGAGAACCGCAGCGCTTACCGCGCCCAGATGATGGATGCGGTGGCCTTGGGTGGCGCGCTCTATGGCCTGGTGCAGCCGGCTGTCCAGTTCGAGTCGGTGATGGCCGACGTCAAGAAGGTGGTCAATTTCGACACGCCCGATCAGTTTGGGCAGATGTCCAAAGATGTGCTCTTGATGTCGACGCGCATCCCGATGGCCGCTGACGGCATTGGGGCCATCGTCGCCGCCGCAGGGCAAGCCGGTATCGCCCGCGAGGAGTTGCTGCGCTTTGCCGAGGACGCCGCCAAGATGGGCGTGGCCTTCGACCTGTCGGGCCAGCAGGCCGGTGCGGCCATGACCGGCCTGCGCTCGATCTTCGGATTGACGCAAGACGAGGTGGTGAAGTTGGGTGATGCCATCAACCATCTGTCCAACAACATGGACGCCAAGGCATCCGACCTGCTCAACATCGCCAACCGGGCGGGATCGACGGCGAAACTGTTCGGCCTGTCCGGCGCACAGTTGAATGCCCTGGGTGCGACCTTCCTCGCATTGAAGACGCCACCCGAAGTCGCGGCCACCGGTATCAATGCCTTGCTGATGAAGCTGGCGACCGCTGACAAGCAGAACGAGCGCTTCCAGCAGGGCCTGCAGGACATCGGGCTGTCCGCTGAGGTCATGAAGCAGATGATTGGCCGCGATGCCCAAGGGGCGCTGACGACCTTCCTGCGGCAGGTGAAGAACGCCCCCGATCTGATGGGCACGCTGTCGGACTTGTTCGGCATGGAGTACGCCGACGACATCGCCAAGCTGGTGGGCTCGATGGACACCTACGAGAAGGCGGTGGGTCTGGTCGCCGATCAAACGGCCTATGCCGGCTCGATGCAGGCCGAATATGAGGCGCGCTCGGCCACCACCGCCAACAATCTGCAGCTCCTCAAGAACCAGATGAGCCGGCTGGGCATTACGGTGGGCAATGCGCTGCTGCCGGCCTTGAACAACTTGGTGGGCGCGCTGATGGCGCCCATCGACAGCCTGGCCAATCTCGCCGAACGCTTTCCTATCGTCACCCAGGTGGTGGTGGGTACTGTGGGTGCCGTGCTGGGCCTGAAGGTGGCCACCATCGCACTGGGCTATGCCTGGACCTTCGTGAAGGGGCCGATCCTGGGTGCGCAGGTGGCGTTTCAGTCGGCCCGGGCTGGTCTGGCGTTGCTGCAAGTGCAGGCGGCGGCCACCGGCGCCAGTGCCGGCATTTTGTCGGTCGCCTGGAGCCGCATTCAGACGGGCGCCCTCGGGCTGATCGCGCCCATCAAGTCGGCGGCGCTGGCTTTCTGGTCGATGTTGCCGGCGATTGGTGCAACGACGGCCGCGCTGCTCGCCAACCCGATCACCTGGATCGTTGCCGGGATTGGTGCGGCGGTCGCCGGTCTGGCCTTGGTAATCCGCAAATACTGGGACCCCATTGCCGCTTACCTTGGCGGTGTGTTCGAGGGCATCCGGTCGGCGATACAGCCGGCTATCACCAGCCTCGCAACAGCACTGGCACCGCTGGCGCCGATTGGGCAGGCGGTGGCTTCCGTGTTCGGTTTCATCGCCGATGGCGTGAGCCGGGTGGTGGGCTGGGTCGGACAGCTGTTTGCGCCGGTGACGCTCTCCACAGAGGCATTCAACAGCCTGTCCGCATCGGGCCAGTCCCTCGGTGCAGTGATCGGGGGCGTGTTGAGCACGGCTTTCACGGTGCTGACCTTGCCGATTCGTGCGGTGGGCACGCTGGTGGGGTGGGTGATCGAGGGTTTTACGGCCCTGGTGTCCTTCTCGCCCTTGGCCTTGATCAGCGCGGCTTGGCAACCGGTGGCGGATTTCATGACCAGTCTCTGGTCGGGCATCACTGCCACCGTCGGTCAAGCCATCGACTGGATCGCCGGCAAGATCGGCTGGGTGATGAATGCCGGCAAGCAGGTCGGCGACTGGTTCGGTTCGCTCTTCGGCAGCGATAAGCCGGCGTCGCCCACTGCCACGGCTTCGGCTACTGCGCGTCCGGCAGCGGTGGGTGGCACTGTTTCCCTGGCTGCACCACGCCCATCGGTCGGTACCGCCCCAGTTGGCATCACGTCGATGTCAGCCGGTAGCCCGTCAGTGGCGAGTGCCAGACCGGTGACGATGCTGGCTCAGCCGCTGGCAGCGCGCGGGAATACCAGCGTCTCGCTCTCTGCCCCAATCACGGTCAACGCACCACCCGGGATGGATGCGCGTGAGATCTCCACGCTTATCGAGTCGCGCCTGCGCGCCCTGATGCGCGAGACCACCCGCAGCCCGGCCGCCGCGATGTACGACTGATCCCAACAACTCCAGTCTCACTCCCCTTATTTTTCGAGGTGTTCCATGGCCGAACGTGTGATGTTGGGCTTGGGCGAGTTTCGCTTTGAAATCGCCACGGCCGCCTACCAGAAGTTCTCCCTCAACCAGTCCTGGCGCTGGCCGGAACAAGCGCGTATCAACCGCGATCCGGCACTGCAGTTCGTCGGCCGCAACGTCGGTGAGATCGAACTCGATGGTCTGATCTACCCGGGCTTCAAGGGCGGTCTCGGCCAAGTCGAAGCGATGCGCACCCTGGCGGATGCGGGTAAGCCGCTGCAGCTGATCGATGGCCTGGGCCGCATCTGGGGGGCCTGGGTGATCACGGAGATTGGCGACACCCGCACCGTGTTCGCCGATGACGGCCAGCCGAGGAAGCTCGAGTTTCGGATCAAGCTCAAGGCCTATGGGGAAGATGACCTGGTACATGCCACGATCAAGCCAGCAACTCGCGCCGCATCGGCGATTGCCTCGGCGACGTCCGTGGCCGAAGCCACGGCCAAGCTGGAGGCGCTGACTGCTGCAGCCGAGGCATTGCCAGAGATCACGCCGGCGATGACGCCGACCGCGCTGCAGTCCGCGATATCGGCCACCCAAGGGGTGGTCGCTGAAGTCGCCCAAACCGTTGCCGGCATAGCCGGCGAGATTTCCGGTGCGATCAACGGGGCCGCCGGGGAACTGCGGCAGGTGGTGCTGGATGCGATCCCGCCGCAGGCCTTGCAAGCGGTACGCGATGTGCAGGACGCCGTGGGCGAGATCATGGCGCTACGCCAAAGCGTGCAAGCCACGGTCGCTGGCGTCAAAAACCTCCCCGCCGCCTTGAAGCGTGATGTCGCAGGCATCGATGGCGCGTTGCAACTGGCCAGTTTCCGGATCACATCCTCTGGCGATGTGCTGCGCGATACGCAGATGACCTTGTCCACCATCGCCCGCTTGGGCGATGCAGCCGCCACCCGCGTCCAGCAGGCCGCCGCTGACACGGCTGGCAGCATCGCCAAGAGCGCAGGGCAGATTCAGGCCTTGTGTGCCAAGGCGCAAGGCTGCACAGGGAAGATCGTCGAGAAGTGGGAGGGATGGCATGCCTAAACGTGTGATGACCCACGACGGCGATGTGCTCGATGAGCTGGTCTGGCAGCACTACGGGCGCAGCGACGTTCTGTCGGCCGTGTTGGAAGCCAATCCGCACTTGGCCCTGATGCCGCCAGTGCTTTCGGCCGGCTTAGGTGTCGAACTCCCTGATCTGCCGCTGCCGGTCGAAGCGTCGGTGATCCGGCTGTGGTCGTAAGGAGGCAAGGATGCAACCGATATTCCGCATCTACGCCAACAGCCAAGAGATCACTGCCGCCATCCGCGACCGCCTGATCGAATTGGTGGTCACCGACGAAGCCGGCATCCAGTCCGATGAGCTCAAGCTCACGCTGGACGACCGTCGCCGTGAGGACGGCGCGATTGCTGAGCTGCCGCGCATCGGTACGGTGCTGACTGTGTCGCTGGGCTATGCCGAAACCC